AATTCTGTTTTAGGTCTATCCATACCATCTTGAATAGGTTTAAAAAAGAATGGATAATTAACTGATATAGGAACAACTTTATCAGTAAACATTTTTTTAGCATCAGGACCTGTTTTAGATAGTATTCCATATCGTGAATCGCTAGCTAATGTCGCTAAATTTACAACTTCCCCTGAAGCCATAAAAGAAAATCCAGAACGTCTATTTTTTAAATAACACATTCCGTAGCATCTTATATCGGCTTTGCATGCTTCCCAGAATAAAAAGAATAATCTATTTGCTTCTCTAAAGTCTGGCGCCCCAACATCAATCTTGCTCCATTGTAAATACATATAATGAGTACCTGTAAGATATGTATCAATATTATTATTTTTAAACCAAAAACCTTCTTCTCTCCTTTTGAACTCTTCGTCTATATAATCATGCCATTGCTCCTTAAAGTCTTCTGGGTATTCTTTCCATTCAAATACAGTTTTTATTCTATTTAATACTTTAGGATATTCTGATTTCTCCCAAGTATTACTTTCAAATTTAACAACCTCATTAGGAACTTTAGGTAAAGCTATTTTAAGATTTTGTATTTCGTATATTTCACCTATTTGTCCAGTCTTTGAAATTACTATTACATCATGGTCTTCATTATAACCGTATTCCCATTTTTTATATCTATTTAACCTTTTTATTACTTTAGGTTTAATATGATTATCTAGGACTTTATATAAAGTTTGTTGATACATTATTTAGACCTCCCTTCTGCGAATCCTTTAAAAGTTTTTTCTTTTTTAACTTCTTTAGGTTTATCTTCTAATATATTTTTTTCTTCTTCAATTCTTTTAAGAATTTCAAAAGCATCAAATATAGCGAGCTTTTTCGTAGCTGCAGCGTTTTTCAATCTGTCAGCTGATATATCATCGTCTGAATCCACAATGGGTTCTTTAGCAACTTTAATTAATTCTTCAACTGCTTTGTGCCCAGCTTGGATTATATTCAGTTTGGTTTCCTTTACTTTCGCCATATTTAATAACAATATCTTTAGATTTCATACAATATAATAGTTGCCCATCAATTACAAACTCCCATTCACGCATAGGATTAAATCCTACCAGGTCATCTATATGGACATCAAGGTTAGTTAATATATTATTAGAATATTTTAATATACCTTGCTGTGGTTTTAGTATTTCTACTTTGCTTTCATCAATATCTCTAATTGGGCTAACAAAACAATAATCTAAATTAGTTTGCCAATCATTTTTATTTTTATATAAATAGATTTGATCTAGTGGGCAGAAATATAAATCTTCTGTAAAATAATTTCTACTATTTCTTTCATTCCCGCGTACATCATACCATCTTCGAAATATATTATGATGTACTACAACTGTATCCCCTTCTTTTATATTGGTGCATATAGCTGTGGGTGTAGAAATTACTTTGGCCATTCTGTTTATGTATACAAATTCTTCTATACTTGTATTTACAATTAATTCAGAATTACCTACTTTTTTTGTATTATTATATCTTCCATCTATAGGAGATATAATAAAATTAAATAATCCATTCATTAATATTCTAAATCATATTCAACGGAAATTGCCATATGAGAATTAAACTTCTTCCATGGTAAAATTTCGTCGTTCTTTTTAATTAAAATATTATATGAATTATCTTTTCCTTCATGTAATATATGAGAGATCTCATGTCCTCCATAAACCTGCTGGCCTACAGAATAATGCATAGCATCATTTTTATAATCAGATCCTATGCTTATTTTTCTTATATTATTCGACATTATTTTCGATTTCAGTATAAGTACCATCTTCTAAATTAATATTGATAGCGCCATACTTATCCTCAATTTCTTTTTTAAGCTTCTCTTGATCCTGATTTACACCGGCTAAATCATGTAAAGCCCCGTGCTTTTGAGATTCTAAAATTCCAATATTAGTACATATTGTTCTAATTTTATTTTGAAATTTTAATATATTATCTAACTCTTCTTGTTTTATTTTTTTTTCCATTTAATTTAATTTAATTTAATTTAATTTATTTTTTAAATATACTTGTTACCTTTTCGCCACTCCGTCCGCCGAAATAAGCTAAGACAACCGCCATCATAACCTTCTCAAAAGTATCGTTCCATAATGAATTAATTTGAAAAGGAATACTTTCTACACTATCTAAAATACCAGCTAAAGAAAATATAACTATACACCATACTAAAACTAATGGGCGTACATTTTTACTTAGCCAAGAATCAGACATTGAGTCAGCTTCCCACCTTGAAGTAATAGCTTGGATTTCCTTATTCTGTTGTTCATAGATAATTTCTTGCAACTTGATTTTATCATCCGTTGCAACATCTGATTTACTAATAGCTGCAATTGCTTCTTTAGGAGAAGTTACCCCCTGTAATACATTACCTAATGTAGGATTGATTACAGAGGCTGCTCCAAATAATAATTGTCCAACTGTTGTGTCTTTAAATTTTTTACTCACAATCCCACTCTAGACATTTACAGTCTTTGTTATCTTTTTTATTCTTTTTATTCTCTTGCTTCTCTTGCTTTCCTTTTTCGATTTTATCTTTATCTCTGACACATCTACATTTGTCTGCATCAAACATTTGATTTTCATTACAGTCACTAGCTGTCTTATTACATGTTTTATCAACACACTTACAAGCCTCTTTATCCCATCTTTTATCTCCACAACCACCTCTAGGTTTAACACATTTTTGCTTACCACCTCTAACTTTGGTTGTTCCTTGAATGTCTTGATCCCCAGCTTCACCTACACAATTTCCATCTTTACCACCTTTCCATGTTCCGCCTTTTTCATCACATTTTTTCTTTTGTAATGCAAGTTCAGTTTCAGCCTCTTTTTCATTTAAATTTGCAGTTTCAGTTGTAGTTTCTGTACCATCTAAAACACACTCTTTCCCATCCCATTTGTATCCAGCACCATGCTGTTTTACACAATTTGCAGTTTTATTTTTAATATCTTTTTCACTACCTTGTTGTATACATGCATGACATTGACAACCTCCGTCTTTCTTTATTTGCTTTTCACCATCACAACATGAGCCAAATGAAATTTTACCATGTTTCTTTTCGCATTCAGTCATTCCTTTGGTATTTACTTTTAACTCTTTTCTTTCTTCTGTAGTTCCAGTTTCAGTGTTTTCTAAACCTGTTTGTTTTTCTCTAACTGTAATATCATCATCAGTTACTGTTTCTGTTGTTGTTTCAGATTTTTTGGTAAAACATTTCATTTTTCCATCATTACCCTTTCTCCATACTTTTCCTTCAGCCGTACATTCTGCTTCAGTTTGATTTAATGGGGAACTCCCTTCTTTCATATAAACTCCTTTAGTAGATGGAACTAATTCACCATCTTTATCTTTTAAATTATTTAATGGAGATCTTTCATTCCAATTTAATGGTGAACCAAACCCTTGATTAAATGGAGAATATTTCATTTTAAAACCTCCTTTTACACGAACATTAGATTCTAAACCTTGTACAAAATCTGCTCTTTTCTTTCTTACATCATCTGCATCAGTCCCAGTAATTTTAACAGTACCGGGTTCATCATGCCATGTACCTTCTTTGGTACCGCCACCAGCCCAGCCATATCCTTTAGATGTTGTAACTTCTTTCTTACGCCCAGTTACTATATCACCTTGACCTTCACCTTGGGAAACTCTAGATTTTTTTGTGATTTTTTTATCTTTGCTACCAACAATGCTACCGCTAACAAATCTACTTCCTTTATCAGCATCAGATAAAAATGTTTCTTTATCTATACCAGAAGTCATAGCTTCAGCAGCTGATCTAGCTAATCTTCTTTTTGATTGTCCACCTTTGTGGATTTTGCCAGTTCCGCCACCTGTAGCACCTTGGATATTCCATCCTCCAGCTTCGTTTTCTGTAGCTGAAAATCCTCCAGTTTCGCCAACGGCTTTTTTAATAGCTCTTTTTGTTTGTCTATAATCTTTTCCTCTTCCTTTTCTAAAAAGGTTTAATTTGTTTAACGGTGACCCGTTCATGTTAAATGCCATAATAAAAAATTTTATGCGTTATAATATTCCTTGTATTTTTTCTTAAATAATTTGTTAAATTTCCAAGCGCGCTTTTCCCATGGTAGATTCTTAGCTCCTTCGAGCATTGTAGATCTATCATAAACTTGCCACTCGTCTTTTGGATCTTCTCTAAAATATACGGCGCTATCGTCGTATTTTAATAAACCGTTTTTAATGTCTTGTGCATGAACGTCCTCATGCCCTCTAACTTCTGCTTCCTTAATTGGATCTAATCCTGTTTGTATAAGTATACTCCCATTCATATTTGTCTTACCCATTACGCCAGGTTCATCGGCGTTTAAATCACGATAATATATTGGGGTATTATCGCAGTTATACGGAGGAGGTTTCATTTTATAGCCCATTATACATTGTCATATTTAGGTTTATAGGGAAATTTTTTATTTAAAAAGTCTTGTCTTTTTTTACAACCACAGTCTTCTCCGGCTACTTTTTTAACTAAACTTTTAATTCCTGTTGCCCTAGTAATTTTCTCAATTGAATCTCCTAAGCCTCTAGATCTCATTTTTATCTATCAATAGATTGATTTGGTCTATGACCCCACTTATGATAAGACTCATCTCTACGATCAAGCCAGCTTTGCTCTGTATCTTTATGCCCTACTCTTGCCCCAATAGACTCATCTTCCCTAGCTGCATAACCTTGTTCATTTAATGGTGACTTCATAGGCATTGCTGCTGCTCTTTCCCCAGTCATATCTCTTTCTAGTGGATCATCTGTAAGTTCTCTTTTAGCCTCACCCCATAAGTGATGATTCATGTGTTTTGAAATTTGACTTCCAGTTTCCCACATTGTAGGAGCACCGTGAGCCCATTTAGAATTTCCAGTATGACCATGCCAAGCTTCGTGAGTACCACTCCAAGTTCCGTGATCTGCTGCGAACTCATCTCTGCCTAGAGCATGCGCGTGAGCATCATCTCCTTCAGCGTATAATTTTTTAGCTCTATCGGCATCTTCGTGTGCCCAAGACTTTTGTTCGTACTTTAATGGTGAATTATTTTTTGCCATTGTGTTTTTGTTTAATTGTTTATATTAATCTTTCAAATGTTATTTCTATCGGTCTATTACCCGCATCTGATGGGAAAGGAGTAATTCCACCCACAGTGAATTCTACATTAACCTGCAATGTATCACCCGCACTAAATGTTTGTATTAGTTCTCCATAAAATATTTTATCCCCAGTGAATTCTGTTGATTTTTCATCTATTACATCTATTAAAGTTCCATTTATATCAAAGGATACTCTAATTTCAACTTGATTTGTTTGATCAAACCAATGTTGACAAGTTCTTACTTTCCATGTTCCGTCTCCGCTAGCTCCTAATGTGAATGTTGCCTCTTGGCCAGCTGTTCCACCTGCGGCATTAGCACATGTCCAAGTATAATCTAGAACCGATACCGATGCAGGTAAATTATTTTGATTTATTAAAGGTGTAGCATCAAAGGGTAAATCACTGGCCACAGCACTTCCCCAGTTTACATATGCAACTGGATTACCATTTGTCCATACATAAGCTTGCACTGCTTTATAACCTATTGCATCAATATTAACATTATTAGCCCATAAAGTACCGGCTCCTGGACCTTGCGATGTTAAAATTTCATCACTAGTACCAGCCGAATTTGTACTATCTAAAATATCTGCTTGAAAATATGTATTGGATGACATGGTAATTAATTGTGTACCAGAATCATCTATTATAATATCGTTGTTTGTACCAATATCAAGACTAGTCCCTTTTTCATGGTATATAATTTGTTGGCCTTGAGATTGTATTTCAACTACGTCCCCAGCTACGCCAGTAGTTTGTAAAAATAAGGTAGTAGTAGCAGCAGTACCATCACCAATGTATAAATCACCAGTTAAAGGATTTCCGACTCCAGCTACTATAGGTAGATAAGGGCCACCTGATAATGTTACTAAACTAGATGCTAGATTTGCAGGAGTAATTTTTTTATTTACTACACCTTGATATCCTACAATATCATCAAAGTTCGCTATATCGGTTTCGACTGTAAAAGCGGAAAATTTTATATTTGCCATGTTTTATTTTTTATTTATTCTCTAATCATTAAATCAGCACCGTTTTCAGTTTCCATGAAATCTACCCCATTCTCCATTAAAATGAAGTTAGTTATTGGACCTCCACCTGTACCTGGTATATTAGGTATTGCAAGTATTGCATTTGCGTTTCCAAAAATTGTTGGTGCCATTATCCTGTTACTGCAATTATATCAGCTGCAGTTGTACCAGTTGCCCATACTTTATATACAGCCAATGGTAACCAAGATGCATTACCGATGTTTACTAAAGTTACATCATCTCCTTGAATTGTAGTAACACGAATATTTCCTGCGGTTCCTACAAATAATAATAATCCTGTATTAACACTAAATTGAAAATTTCCATTACCTTTATATATTACAAAAGCATTACCTGCAGCGAATATATTAGCGCTAATTGTCATCTCAGTATTACTTTTTACTTCAGTAATTATAGCGTGTGCATTGGTGGTTGTGTTATATATGACATCTCCTTTTTGTACACCATCATCTAAGAAGGTTCCAGCCGCCGCTGTCATATCTGGTGGCGGTCCTGCAGATCCTGTAGTAGCAGTACCTGTGCTGATAATTCCTGGTACAGGAATATTTATATCATCACTAGGTATTACTGGAATTGCAGATATTGCTTGATTAGCTACGTCGTATGCTCCCATAATTTTTTAATATTTACCTTTTGCTATTTCTGTTATTGGTCCTGCGTTGTAAGGTGTAGCAGCTTTAGGTATCATCATACCAAATAAGCCATTACTTCGACCTGGACCGTGTGGTCTATTTAATTGTGATAAAGGACCATCCCATATATGCGATTCTCCTGTTATCCCTACTTTTTTACCTTTCTTTTCCATAATTGTTTAAATTATTCCTTGTTGATTATAAAAATTTTCGTACATGCTGTTTAACCCTATATCTGATTTTACATTAGGATTAAATAAAACATTACTGTGTTGATTAATTCTGTCATCATTAATTTGCTGTTCACCTCTAAATGCCCCAGGTACAGTTCCCATTACACTTCTTTGTCTAGCTAAATGATCGCCCCAAATTCCATCTCCGGCGTCAGGGCGTTCTTCGCCGTATCTACCCCATTTAGATTTAGAAGCATTACTCCACGGATCTTGGTATTCACCAAATTCTGCTGTTCCAAAATTTTGAGTTGTAGTTCTTACATTAGGATTATTATTTGGTTTAGCACGTAGATTGTTACGCATAAACTCATGCTCTTGGAAATTTGCGTTAGTACTATAGGGTACATTTAAACTACCCAAACCCATCATATAAAATGCCATAATCTCTTTGTTATGTTAGTTCGTCTATTCTTCTATCCGCACATGCTTTAATCCCTTCTGGATCTGGAGCATTACGTGCATAAGACTTAGCGGCATATGCTCTTTTTAAAGTGTTCACTGGGTAAGTTCCTGCTTCTGCACCTCCAGCTGGTCCACAAAATTCACTCACATTTGGGTATTTACCCGCATTAGAGCTACCTTTTGATTCACTCTCATTAAGTGGAGATCTTCCTCCTACTTGACTAAGGGGTGAATATTTCATATAAAATGCCATAATTTATTTATTTAGTTGTTATTAAT